AACTGACTTTTCAATTGTGTTAAATAAGATTTTTGCGAGAGGTGCTACAGCTCCTAACATTTGAATCATGATTTAATACCACTTAGCTGATCTTTTTTTATCTGAAAGTATACTTCCTTGACCTTGAACCTCTTGAATTTGAGTTTCATTCGGCTTAGACATTTCAATATCAACACCACCCACTAGATATCCTTCTGCGTTAGTGTATTTTGAATGGTTAGTATTTACTTTAACCTTAGAATCTTTAGTAAAAGTTCTTTTTGCGTTTGCTAATTTTTCATTTTGTTTTTTCATACCTATTTATACTCCTTTTTTGTTAATTTGAAAATCTATTTTTAAGTTTAGCTGACAAAACAGTCTTTTCTAGTGAAGTATTAGCTCTTAATTTAGCTAAATCTTCATTTTGTTGTAGTTTTTGACTGTCTGTAGATTGATTCATCATTGCTTTCATCTTATCAAGACTAATTCTTTCATTACTCTCTTGTCTTTTTCTATCATTTTCTTGAGCTTGAAGGTCTAATTCTCTAGATTTAAGTTTAGCAATAGGGTCATTATCAAATTGTGATGTAATTTTTTTCTCTTCGTTCATAAATTCTTCCATCATCTCAGCAATCAATACTGCTTTTCTAGATTCTATTTTTTCAGTTAACATTCTAACTTGAATTTGCATTTGTGGATTTTGCATTGCTTGTGGATTTTGTTGCATTTGTTGTAATTGCATCATCTCTTGTTGAAATTCTATTTCAACTTGTTCTTGTGACATTAAAGAAATATGTTCAAAACAATTTTTCTCTAACGATGCCATAATCACAGGTGCATTTCTTGCCATATTAGTTGCCATAAAATTTAAATGCGCAGTTATGTGAGCTCTATGATCTTGTCCTGGAAACGCTTGGAATGGTTTCCCTGCAAGAGCATCAATGTGTTCTAACGCAGGGTCCTTTGGTGTGGGTTGATCTGGTTTTAATAAAATTCTATCTACATCTTTTATACCTAATGCTGAATACATTGTTCTATAAACTTCATACATATTGTGAATTTGTGGATTTGACATTGCAAGTTGTAATTCTGTTTGTGCAATAGAAATTCTTTGTGTTTGTGAAAATATATTTGGATCTGCAACTGGAATGATATCTACTTTATCATCAAAGTCTGCTTGTTTAATATTTCTTTGACCACCTACAACATCATATGGATATTCTGGTGGTAAATATAATTTAAATACGTTTGCTAATAATTTGAATTCCTCTTTCATTGATGCATATATTCTTTTGTGAATTGCTGACATCACGCGCGAGCCTCTTTCCAGCAAAGCCACGGTCGTGCCCACTGCTGCTTGCTGATTCCCATCCCCTACTTGCATGTCCGCTATCGAAGCAAAGCGTTGACCTGCTTGAACCACGACCCCCATAAGAGCTAATAAAGTTTGTGAAGGTTCTTTGTATGGTAAAGTCATAAATGCATCTCTTAAATTTCCTCCAGGTGCATCTACGTCTCTAAATTCTCCTGGTTGAATAGATTGAGCATCGTCTCTAATTCTAATTCCTCGTTGTTTAAATCCTGCTGGTAAATTAGATAATGTTCCGGCATCTAATAATTGTCTTAAAGCTTGTGTAGCAGTACGTGATAATCCACCAATCATTTGAATTAAACCATTACCATAGAAACCAAATCCCGGTAAAAATTTAAAGTGTACAAAATATTGTATCTTTTGTTTTTTAGGATCAGTCTCAGAATAATTACGTCTAATAGATAAAACTTCTCTAGAACTTTCTTCAATAGTTACAATATATGGTAATTTAATTCCTGTGGGCTCACCATTTGAATCTTTATCTTCAAAACCTTCTAAATCTAAATTAATGTGACATTCTAAAAGTGTAAAAACATCTTCGGTTTGACCACTCATGGTTACACCTTCTAATTGTCTCTCTTTAGATCTAACATTATCTTCTTGGGTTAATTCATCAGATGCAATTAATTCTATGTCTCTATAAAAACCGGCTACTTGTTGTTTTTTTAATTCGTTTCCTGAAATTCTAATAACATGAATAATTGCTTCTGCGTCTTCAAAAGAAGATGCAGTGTATGGAACAATAATATCTTGAGCTTGAATAAATTTAGAAACAGCTCTACCTAATAATTCATCATAATAAATTTTTTTAAATGTAGAACCGGATAAAGGTAGGTAAAATAACATCTGATCAAATTCTGGTTCATATTCTTTCATAATATCCATAACTTGATAATTCATAAACTCAGCAACTCTATCTGCTTGATCTTGAATTTCTGGAGTATCTACTCCAACAACTTGAGTTCTAACCGGTCCTTCTGCTGGTAATAATTCTTTATAAGCTTGTGCTTGAAATTGTGTAACCGCTTCTGCTAATACAGGATGTGTTGCGCTAGATGCACCTTGAAAAGGTTCTGTTCTTGATTCGTATTTAAATCCTAATAAATCTAATCCTTGAGTATAAGCTTTTTCCCAATCAGCTCTTGAATCTTTATAAGATTGTGTGTCTTGATAGAGTTCTGAACCAAGCATATTAAGAACTTGTTCATCAACTACTTCGGCAAGGTTTGCATTAAATTCTGTTTCTCCAGATAGATCTTTTTTAGGATCAAAATTAATATCCACACTACCATCTTCATTTTCAGTTACTTCTGTTGGAGATGTTGGCATCTCTTCAGTTTCACTTATAACAAGTTCTGTCTCCTGTTCAGGAGTTAAAGGTTTACTTATTGTTGGAATAGGTTTTTCTATTTCTGCCATTTATTGTTTTCTCCGATTTCACTGTTCTAACAGTATTATAGTTAATATTCAAGCCTTGTGGATTAGGACCTCGTAAGGGTGGTATTGTTGTGGTTAGTTTTTTACTCTGTTTCATTAAATAACCCTTCATCTTTCATTCGGTCATATTCAATTTCTGAATCACCATATCTATTTACAATATCCTCTGAAGGATTATCTTCTACAAATTTTCTTGCTCCAGTTCTTTGTTCAACTCTTTTTGGATGTATTCTTTTTCCTGTTCCAATTTTTTCAAGTTTTTCAAGATCACTTATTGTATCATCAACTGACATAACTTCATAATCAATTTCAAAATTACCTGGATCACCGTAATCTGGTTTTGGTCTTTGTTCTACTACAGAAAAATCACCTGGATATTTTACTGGTTCTCCTGTTTCTACATTAATATCTGTTTTAGGTGGTCTATAATTTAAACTAAAAGGTGCATCAAAAGAACCTCCAAAAACATCTGCTTCTATTTCAATTCTTCCGTCTGGATACTCTGTCATTGTAATTGTTTCTATATTTTTTTTTTCAAATCCGCTTCCTGATTTTCTAAATTTTGTAGTGCCCTCTTCTGGCATAGGAAATTCTAATTTTTTAACTTTTACCATGTCTTCAACTCTTTCAGCTTTAGGGGATATATCAACTCCTTCATTCATTATTCTAGTAACAAGTGGATTAAACCAATCTGGCATACCTGAAACCTTAGGTAAAACTTTAGTTGCAACTTTTGCACCCGATAAAAGTTTTTTACCTTTCATTGCTTTAATAACAAATGGAGATGCAGCAGCTCCAGCTAAAAATCCTAAAAATCCTCTTCTAGACAATTTAGGACCACCTCCACCTTCGCTTAAATGAATTCTTCCTTCGCGCGCGTATCTATTATAATCTCTCATGTAATCTATATAACCACCTTCTGCTGCTGAAACTTTATATTCACTTGGTAATTCTTCTGGAACTGTTTCAACAGGTTCTTCTATTTTTTCTAATGGAATATTTATTTTTTCCTCTTGAGCAAAAGCAGGATCTAATTCAGAACGTTTAAATAAACCTATATCTTTTTGAACATTTTCTGAAATTTTATTTTTACTTTGAATAAGTTCAGGAATTCTTTCTCTATTTTGTGTATAAAAAGATTCAAGTGTTTTATTAAAACTTTCTTGATCTGCACTATTTAATGTTATATTATCGTATTCTTCATAAAGTGATTTTATTTTATCTTGTATAGGTTTATTAAATTTTTCTGGATTTTTTAAATTAGCTTCTTTTCCATAACCCAAAAGTTCTTCGGCGGCATTTATTTTTTTACTAATTTCATTTTTATTTAAAATTTTTTCAATAGACCCTACATTAAAACCTTTTTCTTTTGCATGACTAATTAAATCAGTCTTAACACTCCCCACTAAAGATTCAGGTAATCCAAATCCTAATGTTGGAATATATCCTAATTCTCTTCCTGCTTGTTTTATATTTCCTTTCAACAATTCTTCACCCGCAAAATATGCAGGTAGACCAACCCCAACACCATATCCTAAAAGTCTACCTCCAGGAGTTCTACCAAATGCCATTAAATCATCAAAGGTTACTCCTGTAAATTTAATACCGCTTCCTGCTTTATCTAAAATATTTTTTAAAAAAGATCCTTCTTCTCCCGCTGTTGTAATGGCCCTTCTTGCAACATTTAATTCTGCTTTTGATAAATTACCTTCTTCTAATTTTTTAAGACCTTTATTATAACAATCAGAACCTTCTGAAAAATTAACTCTACCACCAACTGCATACGTGGGACATCCTATTGAGCCTATGAATTTTTTTAATGCCTCTGGATTAGTTTTTAAATCTTGTAAAGTAACAGATCCTTTAGGTACTGTCATAGTAACACCAGTTTTTTCAAATGATTCAGGTAAATTTAATCCTAACTTAGATAATTGATTAATTCTTCTTTTTCCAAATTCTATTTCAGGAGAATTTATACTTAATCCAGGTAATCCAACTCTTTCTATTTCTTTTCTAACTTTTGGACGTACATTATTTAAAAAATTATTTTTACTTTCTTCAAAAGAATTTAATACTTCTTTTACTTTTGTATCATCTCCTGTTTTTTTAAATTGAGATACTGAATCAATTAATTCATTAGTTTTTCTTCCATAAAGATTATTAAAAGATGCCAATTCTCTCTGATTTACTTTTGAATCTACTAAATTTACAAAATAAGCATAAGGAGCCATTTTATTTTTTCCTGCTGCAGATACTCCTGCTATTTCATTTAAATCAAGATTTTTTAAAATTTTTTCATTAAGTCCGTTATCTTTGATATTATTAATAATAGTTTTTCTAAAACTATCAAATGACCCTAC